CGGAACTTTCGCTGGACACAAATAAGGCTTTAAAACCAGTCCTTCGTGTTTTGTTATTAAATTATATCCTTCATTATTCAATTTCATTCTTGATGTATTTAGCACGTTGAATTGTGGTTTTTAAAAGTTTCCAAATATTGACATTGAATGCAACTTCGAAATTTTCTTTTATTGATGTCATTTCAATAAATATCAAAATTATTGCAACCACTTTTGTAAAAAAATTATCTATTTCAAACCATATCTTGAAGAACTCGCCAAGCAAAAATTTATCCATTGCAAACAATAGTAAAATTGCCATTTCGTAAAGAACAAATTTTGACACAATGTTTGACATTCGTCTTGACGTGATTTCTTCTTTTATTCTAATTGCTTTGAAAATACCAAATATTGTGTCAAGTGCAATTGCAACGCCGACCGCAATAAGAAGTCCTTTTATTGGTGCAAAAAAAAGAAAAAAAGAAACAAGAATATAATTTAAAATAGATTTCATTTTTTATTCAGATTTTTATTCTTCTTTTGGTGTTAATGTTTCAATTGCTTGTGCTACATAAATAGCATCGTTCAATGCTAATAAACCGCCTTTTTGCGCTAAATGTGCGACTTGTACTAAAATTTCAATTGCTTGTTTGGTTTCCATAATTTTAAAGTTTATTTATTAATTAATTTTCGAATGGTGGTTGTAAAGTTACGTTAATTGGATTGATTAACAAATCAATTTGTGCGTTTAAATTTTCATTCATTGCATTAACGTCTAATTCAGAAACTAACCAGCCAACAACTTGGTCTTTTGTTAATTCTTCATAAGGTGTAAATTCTTCACCAGTTGGCAAAGGAACTGAAGTTGCACCATAAGTTTCAGCGTTGAAACCTTCTTTTTCTGCATTGTATCGCCAATGTATTGTGATAACAACATCATTTAAATCGTTTTCTTTTTTTACGCATTCCATTGCTGAAATTATCCAATTGTAATTTGTCATTTTTTTATTTATTTAGTTATTAATTTATATGTAAAGTAAAGATTTCCAACCCGAAGCACTTGTGAAAACATTTATTGTTTGTGTATCTGTATTATAAATAACAAGTCCGTCAGCTGGACCGCCTATTGAATCCCTTTCACCTTGCGACATTGTAGGCGGTAAAAAGCCTTTTGAACTTGAACGCAAATGAAGTATTGCACTTGCATCTGGTGAAGTTGTTCCTATACTTACATTTCCGTTGTGTTTAAATGTCGCTACATTATTTGCCCCAATACCTACATTTATCAAAGCACCAGTTCCGTCGTCAGTTAAATAAAAACCAGTATTTGTTGAATTTCTAAATGAATATGCTGGAACAGATAACGTTCCACTTCCTATTCTAACATTTCCGTTTACATCTAAAGCACTAGAAGGACTTGTTGTTCCAATTCCTACGTTACCACTTGAAGTAATACGCATACGTTCTGTTGAGTTTGACTCAAATATAAGACTACCATTTGCAAGTCCTTGAATATAAAAATTATTTGCATCGGCTATAATTCTTCCTTTACTTGTGCCGCTTACCATAAAATCAGCAAAACCACCATTTGTTCCATTTACAGACAAACCAAATCTGTCAGATAAAGAAGTTGGCGAAGTTGTTCCAATTCCTATATTTCCCGTACTTCTTTTTATAAAAAATGGTGTACTCAATAAACTACCAGCATCACTATAAGCCCGAATTTGAAAATCGCTTCCAGCATTTGAACCACTTTCCGAAGTGTTATTGACATACATTCCAAATCTTTGCAATCCGCCAGTTCTATAAGTTATAATTTTACTTTGTCCCGCATCGCCATCAACTACTACGCGAGTAGTAGCACCAGATTCATAAAGATGCAATATTCCCAATGGGTTTGTTGTTCCTACTCCTAAATTTCCATTGTCAAAAATTGAACTATTTTCAATCGCATCTGTTCCGTTGAATTTTGGGACATAATTATCTGTACCACTTCCACCGATTTTTGTTGTATCAAGTTCGTCAAAATTATCGTTGCATTTTATAAACGCATCACGTAAAGCATCACCATTTCCATCATTCGGACTTGATCCGACATTTATTATTTCAATTGCCATAATTTTATTTTAACGATTTTTATTTGATTCATTTTTTATATTATTTCTTTTTAAAATGTTTGCATTTTTTAGAAATAATTTTATTTTTTTGATATTTTCTTCAGTTCTTTTGTCAACTTTTCGCATATTAATATGGATTTTGTAAGTACCATTTACCGCAAACTAATTTTGATTTAATTGGATTCACAATATTGTTTGAATTTGAAACATATTCTGGCAAATGAAATTTGCACAACCATCTTTCAAGACGTGATTCGTACATTTCCATTTTTAAACGTTGTTGATTCACTAAATAATCAACTTCAACTTTGTCAACTGACGTTGAATCCGCTGGATTGTGCTTTGTAATTCCACCATTATTGATTTGATACGCACCAAAAAGCAAATATTCCATTGCCGATCCGTGAATGATATAAGGAACTAAATAATTTTCGTACAAAGTCAAATATTCATCAACCAAATCGTCGTTTTCAAAGTCTTCACAAATTTTATTGTAAAGTGTTTCACCAAGAATTTCTTCAACTCTAATACGTTGAAAGTCTGCAATCGCTAAAACGTATTTGTCAACGTCAATATTCCCACCCAAAGGCGTGTTTTTTGTCAGTTCGTTTTCTTTTAAAAGTATTGTTGTCATCTTATTTTCTATAATTTGGATCTAACGACCAATAATTGTTTGACGATTCAGCAACTTGAGCAACCTCAACTGGATTTGTTTCAAGTCTTGCACCAGCCCTTTCACTTGGTTCTAATTCATTTATAATTCGTATCGCTTCATTTACTGAAATTGATTTATTATTTCTTTTTAAATAAATTTTTCTCATAAAAAAATGGGAACAATTGACACCGCCTTTGTATAAAAACAAATTATATGTGTTGGCACCACCTGGACCAAAACCAGGATTGATTGCTGGATTTTGACTTGCAAATAAAATGTCTTCTTTTCTGTAAACTTTTGACGCACTCACCATTTTATTGCAAAATTCACGTGAATTTCCGCTTGTTCTTAATGGTGCGTATTGATAACGAATTTTAAAAATGTCGTTGTCTTGTTCGCTTGTTACATTTGGAAACGATGTCGGAACAGATGCCAATTTTAAAGTCAATTCCGTTATTTCTGGAATATCTTGTTGTTTGCGTTCGTCAATAACTTCGTAATTTTCCAAGTCTTCGTCTTCACCTAATTCAATCAAACTTTCAGCGATTTGATTTAAAATCATTTCTTCGTTTTCGTCAGTCTTTTCTTTTGAACAACAAATTTGTTGTGAAAGTTGTGTAATTGGTGCAACTTGATTTGTGAACATTGATTGCGCAACTTCCGCTGGTAATGATAAGAATTGAACCAATAAAACAATCGCTTGTTCTTGTGTCAAAATTCCTTCTTTTACTTTTGCAATTATGTCAATCGCACTTGAAATTTGATTTTCATTATACGAAAGATTTGTTTCAATAACTTCAGATTGAACATTGTCTTGTGAAACAACGTCAGATGCACGTAATGAAATAAAAGACAAATCAATTGAAACGTTTTGACTTGCATAAATTTCCATTAAATTATCAAGTACAATTTCTTGTTTTGGTCGAATTACATTTATCATTAATTCTTGAAATGCAACTTCTAATTCGTCAGCATTTGAAGAAAATCCACTTGATGCACCAACGCCAACAATTAAACCAGACGTCAATTTGTGTGATGTCATAATTTGTTGACGTGATTCAGCACTTAAAAATTGATATTGTTGATGTGCGTCGCTCACTTCAAGCGGTGTGATTGTAATTTCAGAATCTTTGTTGTCGTTCCAATTTAAAAAGAATTTTCCAGCATTACCAGAACCAGTCAAATGATTTTTTATTTGTGCCGTGTTTTGCATTATTTCTTCTTCAGACAATTGCACCCCAGTATTCATATTTATAACGTGTCCGAATGACAATCCGTTTTGAATGTGATTGATACAATAGTTGGCGATTTCGGACTCCATAAAACTATATGGAAGTCCCGAAATATATGAAGGGTTTTTATAGTAAAATTGTCCAACTTGGTAATCTGAAATAATAAAAATTTCACTTCGTTCACCTCGTGTTGGTTCGCCATATCCAAAAGCGTCAAAACGTTCTGGTCTGTATTTGTTTACATTTCTAAAATCATACGAAAAATAATATCCGCTTATTTCCCCGTTTTCGTCTGCAATTTCTGGCGCAATACATTGTTTTGCAATATGATAAATTTTTTGCAATTTATTGTCAAGATATTTCAATTCCAAAGACGCTTCACCAAACATTTCAAAATCTTTACAAACTTTTCGCAAATCTGATTTTGAAAGCATAGACATAACAGACGCCCACGCACTCGCTTTTGAAACTTTGTCTTTTGATGTCAATCCTTTTCCGTAAATAAATTGCGAATAAGAATCAATAATCGCTGAATTTGTTGGCGATCCATTGTAAGCGTCAATAATATCGTAATAAAATTGATTTTTATCACCATTTAAAACCCACTTTTTGCCCGAAACTTCTTTGATTTCTGGTCTTGTGTAATTCGATAATTGAAATATTTGTAAATTGTTATCCATTTTATACTTTTAAAGCGCCTTTTGTTAGTTTGTAATTTTCCAAATCTGTTTGCGATGTCGCATAAGATTTTCCACGATACAACAATTCATTTGAAATTGAATCAAATATTTGTATTTCCGAACTTTCGCCTTCAACAAATACCTTTTCAAATTCTAAAACCATATAAGAATTGTACTGAAGTGCTGGAATTTCGAATGTTTCTGTTGTATCTTTTAATTCATTGCGTAATTTTAAGGTTACAAATTCCGAATTTAATCTTGGAATGCAACGCAATGAATGAATTTCGTCTGTTGGATTGAATACTACCATAATAAAATAACAATTTAATTTGTTTTTGTAACACAAAAAAACGCATTACAAATGAATGCAATGCGTTTTTCAACAATTAAAATCCGATTTTTATGAAACCACCACGTCAGAAACTAATAATTTTAATGCAGTTTTCATTGATGAATCCAAGAATGGTGAATTGTCTTTTTCTTCGCCATTTATTGTTAAAGAAAATCCAGTTAAATCACCAGCGGCACCACCAGTTTGTTTTACCATATTTGACATAGTACCATTATAAGCACCTACAAGAACAATGTTTCCGTTGTAGTCTTCAACAAAAACGCTTGGTCTTCCAGCACAAATCAATTGTGCTTGTGCTTGCAAATCAGCACCTAATTTTGGCAATGTAATTGCTAACGCTTGAGCAACAAAGAATGTTCCGTTGTCTTCAGAAGAAGTTCCAGTTTCAGTCAATGTGTTTGTTGTTGCTTTTACTTCATATTTAAAAACTTCGTCTAAAGTTCCCAATGATGTTAATTGATGTGCGGCAATTACAAATCCGAAATCTTCAGAAGTTCCGTTTGCAAAATATACCGCCTTAATTCCCGCTTTTTGGTCACGACAATTAAGAAGTTTTCCCTTCGATACAAGACACGACATAGTTATATTTTTTTAAATTAGTTAATAAACCGACACTTTTTCAAATGTCGGTTTTATATTTTATTGATTATGCAGTATAATTCAACCAAACGATTTCCGTTGGATTGTAGTAACCAACACCAGCTGAATAAACAACTTTTCCACGTACTTTTCCAGTCAATAAACCGATTGAATCTTCATCAACTAATGTAAAAGTATTGTAGTCTGCAAGTAAACCAGTACCGAAAACTAAATTTTTCTTTTCGAAAACTACAACGTTGTTGTCTGGAAGACCATTGTCAACATTGATTGTGTAACGACCAAAATTTAATGCGAAATCTGTATTTCCGAATCCGTTTGTAACTCCCGCAGTTGCTAAACTAAACGCATAGGCTTGTGCAACGTCTGGTGAAACCGCAACTACTAATTCTTTACGTCTTAATGCGTAAGGAACCGCGTTCAATGCTGGTTTTAAATATTGAGTCAATACGTTTGATTCAGTTACTGGACCAGTTGGTTCAGTGATTCCGTTTCCTACTTTGATAACGTCAGAGTCAGCCGCCCATAATGTCAAGAATCCGTCAAATTCTGAAGTGTCAGAATCGTTTCCTTGCCAAATATCAGTACCTAATTTTTCAGCCATTGAACCTAAAACTTCCATTTGGATTGCTTCCATTATGTCAGCTGGTGCATTTGGATTTGATGCGTTTGGTCCCATTATTGAGTCAGACCAAGTTGCGCGGAAATCTTCCTTACAAACGTCTAAATCATTTTTGAATTTTTTAGGTTCTAAACTATTTTCGTTTAATACGATTGCACCCGCTGGTGTAAATCCACAAGAATAAGCAGTCGTTCCGTTTGTGTACTGAATTTTTCTTAATGCTAATTTGTAGTTAACGTCTTCAGCGATTGTAATAAGTCCTTTTGATATTGCATCAATTTCTTTGAATGCTTGACCGATAATTGCACCAGCCGCTTTTCCATTGTATGCCGATGTTACTGTTGTTGTTGTTGCCATTTTTAGATTATTTTAAGTTTTTAAGGTTGTTTAAAATTCTTTCTTTTTTTGTTAAATTAACAGAAACGATTTCTTTTGTTTCTGGTGTAAATTTCACAGAAGATTTAACTTCTTTTGAAAGTTTAACTTCTTCAATTTGTTTTGAAAAATCACCTTTGATTGTTTCAATTTCAGTTGCAATTTGTTTTGAAAATTGCATCATCATTTCTTTGATTAAGTTTGTTAATTTTTCCGTTGCGTCGT